ATCAGGATGGTGGTGGCAGGGAACAGCTCGCCATTGTTTTTGGTGAGCCAGTAAAGAGGCGTGGCGAAATCAGACTTGTTCTCGTCAAAGCCTCGTCCACCAGAGCAGCCAATCAGGGAGTCGATGACGACCAGGCTGGGCCTGATGCTTTCCATTAGGCGGATGAACTGGGCATAGCGCTGAAGCTGCCAGTCAGTCCTGATGAAGGTTTTATCTGTGATGGGGAAGTCAGCTTCGATGAGCTGTTCCTTCAGCTGAACTAAGGGCTGGTCACCATTGAGCAGAAGGACGGGGCCTTGGCTCACTGGAACGTCAGCACCGCGAACGCGGAAAGGCTTGCCAGAGGCGATGTGCTTAGCGATTGCCCATGCTGCTGTGGATTTACCGTCACCACCAGCGCCATATATCAGGATTACGGACGGGTGAGGCAGGACGTCGGGGATGAGATATTCGCGCTTGGTTTCTATCTGCATCAGCTCTTCGACGGTGACAGTATCGACTTTCTTTTCAAAGGCTATTTGATCAACAATGAGCTTTTCGAGCGCGGTCTGATCCCTGTAGCCAGCTTGTAAGGCAAGGCTATTCAGCTTGTAGTTGACCTCAGCAGGGTTTTCGAGATCAAGGATTTTCTTGGCGCGTTTGATGACCTCATTGAAGTCAAGGGTGTGCTGACGGAAGTCCTGCACTTTCTTGTCTTCTGCGTCTTTTACGATTTGGGCCACGGTTTCTGAAAACCTATGCCTTTCTGGATCCTCCCGGTCAGCTAACCAGATGAGGGTGCCGAGTCCAACGCCACCGCTCTTGAAGGAGTACCAAGTCTCTTCGCAGGGATTGCCGTCTTCCCACTCTGAGGCGTAGTCAGGGTCTTCAGAAGACCAAGCAGACCAGAGCATCATGCCTGCCTCTGTAGGCAGTGCAGAGTTAATGGCCATACCAATTTTGACCCATTGATCCCTAGACCCTTTGCCTTTGTTGGGGATAACACTGAGGCAGTCTTGGATGATCTCGAAGACCTCTTCTTCAGTACGATCTGAGAAGTCTGGATCCCTTGTGACGAGGGTCTTTGGGGGCTTTTTCATTTCAGCCAACAACCAATCAGGCGCAACCGGAATGTCGTGGAGATTTCCATCTGCGTAAGTGTATTGGCCTGGCTCTGAGTGCTTCCCGCCAGGGTAAGCACCAAAAATTACACCTTGGCGCTTTGAGTTCCAGAGGATTTCGTAATCAGAATCACCAAGGCCGCGACCTTCTACCTGATTCCAGAGTTCTTTTGGAACGGTAAACAAAAACTTTGCAGCATTGCGCTTAGTTGATGTAATTTTGGGGCCAATAAGTGTAGGCCCATATTTATCTTCAAGCTTGTCAAGACCAGCGTCAACGTCAAGGATGACGATGCCATTGCCACGGATGCCAGTGAAGACGCCAACAGCCTGAAGGTCAGGGTTTTTCTGGATCGCCAGGGCTACGTCAGCCGGGTTCATCTTGTGATCAAAGCTGGCCTCTAGAGGGTTTTTCCCAGTGGCAGCCTTGCCTGACTCCATTGGAGCGCCCTTGCGATATATCGGGGCATATACCAGCCCTTTTGGGAGCGCGTTGACAAATTCTGTCAGCTTCATGTACTATTGGATCGGGGATTGTTGTTCATTTCCCCGGAGCTTGCTTTGACTCCGGGGATTTTCATCCTACCCCAAGTTGACAAGCTGGCAACGCTTGTGTATATTTCAGAAGCGTCATCGAGGTGGCGTGCATTTCTACACAAGCAACCATGAAAGTCTCAGACGATTTAATCGAACAGTTTGAACAAGAACAAAGCGGCGGTAATGCTTCTAAAAAAGAGCAGTATCTGCGGTACGGAGAAAAAACTTTTAACGAGGCAGAGTTTGCTCTGCTTGAGGCTGACCCCCTTGAGTACTGGTACGTTTGGGGCAGGGCCGTTGGCGAAGGCCAAAAGGACAGGGTGTTCCGTTTTTTGGAACAGCCGACGATGAAAGAAGTTGAACTTGAGCTTGGAGAAAATTTTACTCCTGGCACAAAATTTGAGTCAACCGAGGTCGAAGCTCCTAAAAAAGCTTTAGCGTGGCCTGTCTACAACTGGACAGAAAAAAAAGTACAGGTATTGGAGGCAATGCACAAATCAGTGATTAAAGAATTTTTGAAATATGGCTTAAACAGAAAATATGCTCGAAATCTTCTTAGCTGGGATTTTAAGATTTCAAGGGTTGTTACTGATCGCGTTCGTTACGATCTAATGATTGAACCTCGCGATGAGGAGCATAGTGAAGAAGAGATGGACACCGCTTGGAGCGCAGTGACTAAGAAAGATTTTGACCTGAATCGGTTGTTGGTCAACTCCGATGGCGATCCATTCAGCGCTGGTTGATTTATGAAGGATCTTACCGAGCCTTTAGAGGCCATTAGTAAGTCGATTGACTGGATCAGCGCGAACCTTCCCGAAACGGCGGATTTTCATGCAGATGGCATTGAAGCTGCTATCTGCAATGGGTTTGCCAAGCTCGGCCCAGGCGCAGGAGGTCAATGGTTTGATAAAAGCCTTGAGAACATCGACACGAGCGTTGAAGGTGTTGAGGACCGTTTGATGGAGCTGAACGAACACATGGAAGGTGCGACCAAGTGGCTTCACGACATCAACATTTCTCTGCGTCTTTTAGCTCAGATGAAGGCTTATGAACTCAGTCGTTCAGGTGTTTCCATGCCGGACGCAAGAGGCACCATCACACAGCCGTTAGACCAAGACGGCAACAGCCCTTATTGGGGAGACCATTGATGTTGGAGCGGGGGCCTTGCGCCCCCTTTTTTTTGGGGTTACATTAGTTTTGGGAAGGAGCGTCTAGCGCCATTTATGACGATTACAGCTGATCCGCAGGACAAGCTTGCGTCCCTACGCAAATGGCGTTTAGAGCAGGACAACTCAGGCCCTTTTAGGGTCTATCGAGACGAACAAGGGCGAGTTTATTACTCTGTCACTCACATTTTGAAACACACTGCTCCTCAATTACAGAAGGAGGCTTTGCAGCGTTGGGCTAAGAAACCTGGCAGTGAGTCGGAACGTCAGATTGCATGTGACAGAGGAACCCTTGTTCATGAGCACTGTGAGTATGTACTCAAGACCGCAGCCAAGCTGGCACGTCAAAGTGCCAACAAGAAAGGAGCGTGGAAGGTTTGGGATGATGGTTTGGCACGTCCTCCAAAAGCCATCACCGCCTGGGCACTTAAGAAGTCGCTGGAGGGAGCGCCGGAGGTATCTTGGGCAGCCCGTAAGCACGCCAGAGGCATATGCGATTGGATTGGCAGTGGATCAGTAACGGCTGTCCACGCCAGCGAGTTCAGCGTCAACCATTCAGACGGCTTCGCTGGAACGGCAGACGCTTTGATTGATACACCGCTCGGTCTTACTTTGTTGGACTTCAAGACAACCAGCCGCGAAGCAGACAAACCTGAGCCATGGCTGGTGGATTACCAGGACCAGCTGGGAGCTTATAGCTTGGCATTACAAGAGATGTCTGGGATCAAGGTTGATGCTGGAGCGATTGTGATTGCGAAGCCAGACGGCAATGTCCAGCTAAGAATGCTGAGCGAGCTGGAGATGCGGGGATGCGAGTGCCGTTGGAGCGAGCGTAATGATCGTTATCAGGCGATGGTATCGATTGGAGCGATTAGTGAGTGGAGTGAATGACGAAACCGTTTGAGGAAGTTTTAGATGATATATATCGAGTGCGATACAACATGTGTGTTGCTGCAAGCGAAGCAGGCGTCTCACCAGAGGAGATGAAACGCCTGTTCAGGGTATATATGTCTCAGCGTGTAATGCCTGTTGATGGCTGGCGCGGAGACGTAGAGATGTGCTGGCCTTGGGTTTAGGCAAGTTCCCACACGAAAGCGGCTTCATCCACTGGAGTCACTTCACAACCCAGGAACAACATACGTTCATCTGGTGTGGTGGTAATTAAGGCGCAATCAAACAGGTAAGCCAGAAACGGATAGCTCACCTTCATCGGCGGTCTGTCCTCTTGCTCATGGCTTGGATCTAGTGGCGCGATGATTGCATTTCTCATCAGGGTCACGTTGGTGTCAAACCACTGTTCGACCATTTGCAGCTGCAAATACTGGCCTTGCGTCATCTGGGTCATGAGTGAGCCTCAATGTGCCGTTGGTGCGCCTGAGAGTGCATCTCAGCCAGGGTTGTGGGGGGTTCACCGCCGTGGTCATCCCATAGATATTGCGGTGTTGGATCGTAATCCAGCTCGTTTTCTAAGGAAGGGATGATTTCGCTCTCCAGGAGATTAAGCATGGAGAATGTGGTGTGTTGATCCATCATGTGGCGTTTGTTTTCGCGTTCTGCGACACCTTTGAGGATGTCTAGAGCGTCTTTAATCTTTGAGTACTCATTCATGGTCATGATTAGGAGTCCAGGAGAGGTCAGAGTTTTCGAGATAGGTGATGAGATGTTGCACTGGAGCGCCCAGTGGAGGATGCGGGCAGTCATCTCCAGGGATCTCCAGCACGGCACAGCATTCAGCAGGCCCCCACTCCTCAGGCTGTGCCAGGTGAGCAGGGTTATATATCGCCATGTGCTGTGGAACGATTTCATCAACAACCGCCACGACGTCATAGGTGTCGTGGCTGGTTTTGACCATTGAGATTAGTTCGATGATTTCACTCATTTTGATTTGGTGTTGAGAATGTCTAAGGCGTACTGATGTTGTTTTTCAGTGTCGCCTTCATTGACTGCCATCCGCATCAGAACGACCAGGACTTCAATTGCTTCTTCTTTGGCTGCCTGCTGTTTGGAACGGGTGGCAGTTTCCCATGATTCGTCATCGTTTTCTGCTGCTTGCTGGAAATAGCGATAGCCAGAAGATTCTGGAATGCCAAAATCAGAGGACAGAATCGAAACGATCTCTTTACGGTCAAGACCTTCTGAACGAAGGGATTTGATGCGCTGTAACGCGTCCTTTCGAATGCTTTGTTGCTCATTTTTAGAGGTCATGATCCGACGTAATAGCAGCAGGTCCAGGAGGGGATGCCACGGTCTGCCAGGTTGGAATTGTAGAGATCAGCAGCGTCCTCAGCATCAGCGAGGGTTTCGTACTGCCAAACTATGTCAGTGGTGAGTTCAAACTGCCCTAAGGCGTTTTGAACGTCCATGGTGCAAAAAAGGTAGTGCATGGGGCTTTGGGGTTGTTGGAACGGATTCTCAGTGATAATTCTCACTGCCTCCGTCTCTCCCTGAATATATCCTATATATATGGGAACCGTCAACTAGCTAAAATCAGCTCACATCAGGGCTCAGCTCAATGAAGCCAAACGCCAAAACGGAATTCATAAGTCCTGACGAGATGCAACTTCTCTTAGAGGCCTTGCAATGGTACCGCCAGGACTCAGAAGGCAGGAGGAATGCTGGACGCCTAACGTGGCTCCGTGAGAAGGTTGTCAGGGCCAAACTGCACGGCCACCACCTTGTCCCGTTCACGATTGACTGACCATAAAAAAAGCTCCCATTTCTGGGAGCTAGGTTCATGAATCGAGAGTCAGAAAAAGAACAGAATTGATCGAAGGAAAATGAATAGTCATCGAGTGACCGTAATCTTCTGTTTTATGTGGAACGGAAGTTAGGCCAAACGCTGCCTTAGCAGTTCGTACAATCCAGGGTCCAGAATAGTTTGCGTTAACCTTAAGGTCTTCGCGCTGAACCCAGCTGTAGTTAGCCTGTCCGCCGAACGTGTCTGTTAGTTCAGCAGACCATTTCATGATCTGTGTTCCCATAATTAGCAGCCGCAGGCGTTGAAGCTGTAAAAGTCCCTGACTGTCCACTCCCTGTCACGGGTTGGTGTGCTGATCATTGGAACGTGCCGCTTAGTGTAGAAAGGCTTAACGCCGCAAAATTGCAGCGCCAAAGCATTCAAACGGCTGAAGGTGGTACGGCTGAACCATCTACGATCTGGGCCGGCGTAAAACTCCATGCAACGATCGAAACGGTTCAGCGTTGCGATGTGGTTCCCATGGAGAAACACCATGGCGTGAGATCCTTTGATGCTCACGCTAGTGTTGTCTTTGCTCCAATCTTTATGGTTCCAGACGGCTGAAACCATTTCAGATTCAATTTTTCTCATAGTCAAAATAAGCGTTGGGGAATTGTTCGGAGAGCTGATCTACTTTCAGATCAGCCTCCTCACGAGTCGCAGCAGTCGCCACGACCTTCTGACCTGAGATCTCATCCCAGGTCAGCATGATCACGGAGAATGTCATTCCTGTTCGTAACAGTCGAACCATTCACCCTCTTTTCGGGTTGATGGATCTTTGCAGTGTGCCTGAGCTGCTTCAAGGCTTAAGCCCTGAAACATAACTCGATTGGCTTTGTTTAGGTGTGGTGCGTACCACCGAACGATGCAATAAGTCACGGGATAAAAAGATCGAAAGGACTGCGAGTAACTACAGAATCGGAGCCCGTAGGCTCCAACCTGTAGCGATAATCAGGGCGGATGCGCTGGAGCTTCGCTAGGAAAGCCTCAGCGGCTGCCCGTGTCCTGGGGCGGCCAATAGTTAACCATCCCAATCCACCAGCGGCGGGAATTCCCCGCCACACTTGCACGGTTGTCATCGATTCACCATTGAAAGGATGACAGAATGGGCACGGTCTGCGACCGTCTCACACTCTGCGTCTGATCTTGTTTCGGAATTCATCCGGCACAGGACGCAGAGACCTTCGTAGAGCTCCTCCTCATCGAAGACACCAGCATTGATTCGCTGGTGAACTTCGCTGATAACTCCACGGATCAAGTCTGCCTGGTTGATATTCATCACCAACTCCGCAGAGTGTGAACAGTAACCGGCTGCGTCCCGCTGTTTTGAAGCGGGTCACTGGCCAGAGCATCAACGAAAGCTAGGGAAAAGCCCCCACCGACAATTAAGCCGGCGAGGACAGCGAGAAACGGGTTGTTCATGCTGCGGACTCCTTAGCTTTGCGGTTCTGACGTTCTTTGATAGCGTCAGCCACAGTGCTAGTTAGTTGCTCCAGCCACTGATCAGCGGTGGAGTCATCTTGTGCGCTGTAACGGAAGCTGGAGATGTAGCCACGGATGGCTTCTCTCAATTCTTCCTGACTCACATTCTCAAAACAGACTGACTCAGTCTCGTCTTTGATCTCAATTTGTCTGCCCCAAGTACCGAGATCAACCCGGCAGCCCTTGGCGTTGAACTTGCGTGTTGTTTGCAGTTGCATTGGTTTGCGCTTGATGGGGTTTGCTGTCTCTGCTGATAGCGAGCCCGCGAGAGAGCGGACTGTCGCCACGGCTTGCCAGCTATGACCGGGTGGACCCGGGTTGCTGGCTTGCTGGAGCGTTCAGCTATCAGCTCCCTGCATTTCACGCGAGCGGGAGTCCCGAGGCTTTCACACATTGGCTTGCGCCAGGAGGCTGAAAGCTGCCTCATCTTTGAGACCCGGGAGAAGCCGGTTCTGTTTTTTCGGTCTCAGGTGGCGGATGGTGCCTTCCCTGTTGTGAATATTGTAAGCCATTCCCCTAGCACTTAGCAGCATCAAGGCTACAGGTTGATGTATTAAATGTTCTCTCAATAAGGGGGGCAGTGTTGCGAATTGTTAGTAGCATATGCTACGCGCCACAACTTAAACATATATCCGCCAACTAGCACCCGTGTACTAAAAAAGCCCCAGCTGGCGGGCCGGGGCAGGGGTTAAAAAGATACGTTTGTACTAATCGTCTTTATCTTGAATTTTGATGGTCAGATCAGGCGCTTGGATGTTGACCACTTCAGTGGACTCACCAATAACCCGTCCAATGGAGTCCAAAACCTGGCTTGCAGTTTGCAGCTGTCCCTTCTTGAGAGCCTGATGAAACAGCTTGGTCCGCATGTGCTGCAGTCTTGCCAGCATATTTTCCCGATCAGCCTGCCAGTCTTCATCAACCAGCTCTTTTACTTCGCGCCAATCGCGCCAAGCAGTCGCAATTCCAACTTGCTCTTTTTCTGCGTGGTCATAAACCAGTGCCCTAGCTGACAACCCATCCAACTGCCTTCGATACAACCTCCTAACCCTGTCTTCTTTGGCTTGCGTGGTGCGTGCGTCGTTGTCCACGTATGTTTCGACCGTTTTTTCGATAATAACCGCCCACAAGCCCTATTTGCACGGGGGTAGGGGTTGAAAACCTCTGTATTGTGATAAGCATGAGCCAAAAATCCGCACCAATAGAACTTCGCTGGGCGCAAGGCGAAGTATTTTCTTGCGATAAACGTTTTCGAGTCCTTGTTGCAGGCCGTCGTTTCGGCAAGTCCTACCTCGCCTGCGTTGAATTGCTGCGTGGAGCGATCAATCGTCCAGGCGAGACCTTTTTTTACTGCGCTCCGACGTACCGAATGGCCAAAGACATCGCTTGGCGTGTCTTGAAAAAGCTTGTTCCGAAGGTTTGGATCCATTCCAAGAACGAAACTGACCTTCGCATCGAGCTAATCAACGGTTCCACCATCGAATTAAAGGGAACCGAGAACGCAATGGCGCTACGTGGTCGCAGTTTGAGCGGCGTAGTCCTTGACGAAGCGGCCTTCATGGATTCGGACGTATGGTTTGAAGTAATCCGGCCTGCTTTAGCGGATAAAGAAGGCTGGGCGCTATTTATTTCGACACCTGACGGCACGGCTAGCTGGTTTTATGACTTGTGGTGCTATGTCGAAGAAGACCCAACAGCATTGTGGCAACGCTGGAGTTTTACAACGATTGATGGGGGTAACGTCAGCAAAACTGAAGTTGAAGCAGCCCGTGCCCAATTAGATCAGCGTACATTCCGCCAAGAATTTGAAGCTAGCTTCGAGAACTTAAGCGGCTTGGTGGCCATTAGTTTTTCGGACGAGAACATATCGACAGATTCAAGGGATATTTCAATCCAGCCATTGCTGTTGGGGGTGGACTTCAACGTTGACCCAATGAGCGGGATTGTGGCAGTCAAGGACGGCACCAACTTGTACGTCTTCGACGAAATCATGCTTACAGGCGGGGCCACCACTTGGGATTTTGCCGAGGAGGTTACTCGTCGCTATGGCGTGGAGCGCAGGGTTATTGCGTGTCCTGACCCTACGGGCAGCGCTCGAAAAACAAGTGGTGTTGGGGTTACTGACCATGCAATTTTGCGAAAGAGTGGTTTTACGGTGCAATCACCGCGTGCGCCATGGAAGATCAGGGACAAGATCACAGCTGTTAATACGGGGTTACTAGATGCGACTGGCACTCGGCGGGTGCTGATCCATCCGCGTTGTAAGCAGTTGATCAAGTCATTGCGAACATTGACTTACGCGCCAGGCACTGGCTTGCCCAATAAAAACTTGGGAGTAGACCATGCGTTTGATGCGTTTGGCTATTTGTGTTTACAGCAGTTCAACTTGGCTAAGCCTGAAACGCTTGGCACTACCAGTTACAGGCTTTACTGACGGGTTAGAATGCCAAAAATGATGTTTCCCGATGGCCGATAAAAGGAGCAATGCAACCAAGCGCTGTGAAGGCTACATGAAGGCTGTTCGGAAGAACAAGGGCAAAAAGCAAGCTAGTAAGAAGAAAAAATAGTGGTTAGACTGGGTTGAGACTGCAATTTTTGTCATGCCAAAAGGTCCAGGCACTTACGGCACGCAAAAAGGCCGCCCGCCCAAGAAAAAGAAGGGCATGAAGAAGGGCTCTAAAAAGATGCGCCACGGCCATGGCTGCTAGAAACGAGCCAACCAATAAGGCTCTTTACGCCCGCGTCAAAGCCGCCGCCAAGCGTAAATTCGACGTTTATCCGAGTGCGTATGCAAATGCGTGGTTGGTGCGCGAATATAAGAAGCGTGGCGGCACTTATCGCAAGGTGAGCAATGGCGGAGCGAAAAAAGCCAAAAAAACCAAGTAGGAAAGGCCGTGGAGGCTTAGGCCGATGGTTTGACGAGAAATGGGTTGATGTAAAGACCGGGAAGCCTTGTGGTCGGTCTAAAGGGGAAGATCGTGACTATCCAGCGTGTAGGCCGTCAAGGCGTGTGTCAGACAAGACGCCTAAAACAACAAAAGAGATGACACCAGCTGAAAAAGCTCGTTTTAAAAGAGAAAAGACTGGTTCAAAGAAGATTTCTTATCAACACAAGCGGCGTAAGGCCAAGAAAAAGAAGTCTTGAGATGGTCTTTGCAATGCGAACGGTTAGACTGAGCGACATAGACCCTTCCTATGTCTAATTATGGCCATCCTTCGCGGAGAGCAAGGTGCCGTTCAGTTTGACGCTGCTGGCTCTTCTAACGCCACCATCGTTGGCACAAGAAGCTGGACGCTGAACATCACCAAGGAAACTCTGGACTGCACCGATCACGGTGATACGTTCAGAAATTACGTTGGCAGCATGATCAGCGGTTCTGGCACAGTTGAGCTGGTGTACGACCCAGATGCAACTGGCCAAGCTGCTTTTATTGAAGACGTAATTACTTCTGCAGACCCTGCAGACGCTACGTTCGAGTTGTTTACGACTGGGACAACCTCAGGCACTGATTCTGTTAGTTTTGCCGGAATCATTACCAGCATGGACATCGGCTCTACTGCTGGCGACCTAGTTGTTGCTACCTGCAATTTCATCACTAGCGGCACCATCACGTCCAACCTTGAGTAAGGGTTGACCATTGGCCAAAATCACTCGTGGCGGTCATACATTTGACGGCTACAACAAACCGATCCGCACTCCTGGTCATTCCAGCGGGAAATCACACGCTGTTGTCATCAAAGACAACGGTAAAGATCGGTTGATTCGATTTGGCCAACAGGGTGCTAACACGGCAGGAAAGCCAAAAGCTGGCGAAAGCGAGGCGATGAAAAAGAAACGTGCTTCTTTCAAAAAGCGGCACGCAAAAAACATTGCCAAAGGCAAGACCAGTGCTGCTTATTGGGCCAACAAAGTAAAATGGTGACATGACCTATTCACTCCCTGGCCTGGTAAAAACCCATTTAGTCAGCAGTTCCTATATGGGAAGTGTTGACAGCCCGTTTGTCAGAACACGGGCAGTAATCGACCAGATGAAGGGCTGGGAGATTATGAAGGCAGTCACGTCAGGGACTGATTATTTACGTGCGAATAGCGAAACATTTTTGCCGCTTGAGCCACGCGAAGATTATTCAGCGTATTTAGCCCGTGTAAATCGCTCTGTATTTACGCCGTACACCCAGCGTTTAATCAGAGCAGCGACTGGCTTGATTCTGAGAAAGCCAATTAGCGTAGAAGGCGATCCGTATTGGACAGAAGTTTTCAATAAGGACGTTGATGGCTGTGGATCGGACATTGAGGAGTACGCCCGCAGGCTTTTAACTTGTGCTCTGACCTATGGCCACTGCCATACGCTTGTTGACTTCCCAGCGCCTTCTACGGCCCGTAGCTTGGCTGAAGAGCGTGCTCAAAATCGACGTCCTTATTGGATAGAGGTTGATCCAACCAACGTTTATGGATGGCGTTTAGACCGTGAGGCAAATTACGGCAGCCTTGTCCAAGTTCGTATTGGAGAGAAGGCCGTCGTTCCAGACGGTGACTTTGGGGAAAAGTGTTATGACCAGATCCGTGTCATTGAGCCAGGCCGTTATCGGGTATTTAGGCAAGAGGAGCAAAAAAAAGAAATCCAAGGGCCATTCCCATACCCCGCTTCCTTCAATCAGTCCGACGCTACAGAAGAGTACGAGCTGGTTGATTCGGGTGATTTCTCGTTAAACGAGATCCCATTAGTCACGGTTTACGCCAACAAGACTGATGTTTTGACCAGCAGGCCACCGCTGCTTGATATCGCTCATTTAAACCTGGCTCACTACCAGCGCCAAGCTGATTTGATTCATAGCCTCCATATCGCGAGCCAGCCGATGCTTGTTCTTGAAGGCTGGGACGACCAGACTAAAGACATGGCGATCAGTGTTAATTATGCGATGGCAACACAGCCGGGAAACAAGGTCTATTACGTGGAACCGGCATCTAGCGCTTTTGAAGCGCAATCAGCGGAAATTCAAGAGTTACAGCAACAGATGGGTTCGCTAGGGATTAGCACGTTGGGCCAACAAAAATTTGTTGCTGAGTCTGCTGACGCTCGTCGTTTAGACCGTATTGATCAAAACTCGATGCTGGCGATGGTCTCAATGGACTTGGAATCTGGCCTGCAGAAAGCTTATGACTTTGCGGCTAGTTACTTAAATATTGAAGCACCTCGGGTCAAGATTAGTCGCGACTTTGACCTGCAACGCTTGATTGGGCAAGACATTGCGGCGATGGCTCAGCTCTTTGAAGGTCAAATTATCGACCGCGAAGAGTTCCGAGATATGTTGGTGCAGGGAGAGATTCTGCCTAACTCGGCAGAAACGCCGCAAAGCGGTACAGTAGAGCAGTAACGGCTTTTATTCCCATGGGAATGCGTTTTGAAGAGATTAACCCTCCTAAAAATCAGGAGTGTCCAATGCCTGAGCCCAAAAAGACAACTAAAAAGACAAAGCCTAGTAAAGTAGACGAGTCCACTAAATCCTAATAATGGAAGAACAAGTCATCCAGGAGACGCCCGTGGCGTCCTCTGAGCAGCCCGTGGCTGAGACTGAAGCTACCCAAAAAGTTGATACATCTGCTTACGAGCAGCAAATTCAAGCGCTGCAAAAGCGTGCTGCTGAGGCGGAGGAAAAGTTTCAAGGCATCAAAGGCAAGCTTGACGACGTCTACAAAAAACAAGACGATCAACGCCGTCAAAACCTTGAAGAGCAAGGTCAGTGGCAGCCTCTTTGGGAAGAAGCCAACAAGTCCGGCATTGAAAAAGACAAACGCATTGCTGAGTTAGAACAGCAACTGCAAGATTTGCAGGCTTCTAACGAAACAGCAGCGATGAAAAACGCTGCACTCTCAGCAATCAATCAAGCTGGTGCAATTAACTCGGATCAAATGCTCCAGTTAATTCAAGGCAATCTCAAAAAAGCTGAGGACGGCACTGTCAAAGTTTTAGACGGGGGCATTGAGCAAGACATCAGTGTCTACCTTGCCAAGCTTAAAAACCCTGGTTCTTCTTACGAGCACCACTTCAAACCAAGCGCTCAAGCTGGGATGGGCGCAAAGCCAAATACATCAACAGCTAGCGCTGCAGGCATCGCTAATCCTTATTTAGACGCGACATCAAACCTGACTCAGCGTATGATGTTAGAGAATACCGACCCTGATCTTGCAGCCGTGCTCAAGAGAGAGGCAGGTAAGTAGTCCCCGTGGGACATCTACAAGTCCGTGGCTTGTAAACCGCAAACCTTACTCCTGAATAAGAAATGGCTGCTCCATTTCAGAATTATTCCGGCGGTGTCCTACTCGCGGACATCGTAAAAAGGAATAATCTCAGCACTTACGTGTCTGAGGCAATCAAAGAGCGCAGCTTGTTTATCAAGTCTGGCGCTGTTGTTCGTAACGCTCTTCTCGACTCTCGTGAAGGCGGTACACGCATTCAAGTCCCTGAGTTCAATCCAATCGCGCCAACAGAAGAAATTCTGGACGGTACAGCGACATGGGGAACTGGCGGCGCTGGTTACCTGACCCCTCAAAAAATCGGGACTGGCACCCAAATCGCCACTATCTGCCATCGCGCATTTGCGTATGCAGTAGATGATCTGGCGGTTCTGGCAGCTGGTGAAGATCCGATGCTTCACATCCGCAACCAGCTTGCAGACGCAATCAACAAGCTGAACAGCGCTCGTCTGTTCTCTCAGCTTGCTGGTTTGTTTGGCAGCGCTCTTTCTGCCAACGCCCTGGACAAGGGTGTTGCAGCCGCTTCTGGTGGCGCTGAGGCTAACTTCCTGACTGCTTCAACAGTCGCAGAAGCTCGCGCCAAACTCGGTGAGCGTGGTGATGAGCTGGACACCCTTGTTGTCCACCCTTCTGTTGGCTTCTACCTGTATCAGGTTGGTCTGCTGACCTTCTCCACTTCAGCACTGTCTACTGGCGGTGCCGTGACCTGGGGTGGCGGCGGCGTTGGTGTTGGCGCTCGCTCTATTGGCGAGTTTGCTGGCATGAACGTGATCATGGACCCTGCAGTTAATACTGTGGCTCCTGGCACTGGCGGCCATCAGCGTGAGTTCTATTGCTATCTGACCAAGTCAGGAACCATCCTGGAAGGCCAGCAGCAAGAGCTTCGCATCGAAGCAGACAGAAACGTGCTCTCCAAGCAGGACGTCCTTTCTGTTGATTACCACTCTGCCTATCACGTAATGGGCACCAAGTGGGGTTCTGCTTCGGACAACCCGACCAACGCCAACCTGGCAACCTCTGGCAACTGGGCTGCTACCTATGACATCGATCTGATCCCTATGGTTCAGGTCACTGTCAACAGCCCGCTGGATACCAGCACCATCTGATCTTGATCAGAGCAAAGGCCCTACCATTAGGTGGGGCCACCTTCTTTTTTAACTATGGCTGCCACGATTAACGCCACTCTCAGCAGCGCGTCAGCCAATAGCTACGTGACACTGGCTGAAGCCAACGCTTATTTTGAGACCGTCCCAAAAAGCACCAACTGGGACAACAAGCCTGACGACAGCAAAAATCGTGCATTGATTTCAGCTACGCGCTGGATTGATACGTTTCAGTTTTATGGGGATCGCTGCGATAACTCGCAAGCTCTTAATTGGCCTAGAAACAACTACCACGTTGATCGAGTAGAGCTTTCTTGCAGCACTATCCCAAATGACATTAAATACGCTACATACGAGTTAGCTAACGCACTGGCTAATGACACGGACGCGATTACAGGGTCTACCGGCGATACGGGGCTATACGAGCAGGTCAAGCTCGGTGAGCTGGAAGTTAAGTACAACACTTCTAGCCAGGCTACGGGGCAGGTCAACAATGTTTTTGATGTTTACCCTTGGCTCCAGTCTTATCTTGGTGCTTATTGCTCTGGTGGGAGCGGAAGTTACCAAATTCGTACCGTGAGGGGTTGAGATGGCTGGCCAGTTAGACAGTTTGTTTAGGAGTGTCGCAAGCACTATAGTCAAAGACCTTGGCGCAGCTTTAGACACAACTATCACTTATACTTGCAAAAAAAATCCAACGTACAATGTTGAGACTGGCGATCTAACAACTTCTGATCAAATTTATTCTGGCTTAAATGTTCCCATTGAATTTATTGATTCTGAGGAAAGAGAAAGCTCTGAACAGCGAAGAGCAAAGCTGTATTTGGCTCCGGGCATGATTGGCGACTCTCAGCCTACGTTTGAAGATACGGTTTCGCTGGAATATGGAGGCACAGCATCAGTAGGCAGATCTACGTTTTTTGGCGCTGGCCGTGAAGGGCAAATCGTTGATATTCGCACGTATAGAGGCGGACAAGAGTATTTGTATATTCTTGAGGTGGTGTTCTAATGGCAAAGGGCGGCATTGGTCAGATTGTGACTGACCTTGAGCAGCAGCTCAATAGAGATTTCAATGCTTTGATTGGCCTTACTGTTGAAGGTCTATCTTCTAAGATAAGCCCAGTAGATACAGGATTTTTTGCGTCTAGCTGGAAGGCATCTACGCAAAGGCCGCAGGCAAAGGATAAAAAAACCGAGCCTTGGTCAAAATATGATAAAGGTTCGAACAAAGGAACTATTCAGCCGCGTTATCCAATCCCTGCGTTCAACTACAAAAGGCAGCCGACTGTATATGTTGGTAATACCGCTGAATATGCTTTGCAGGCTCTTGCTTCGCCTAAATCAAAGGTTGCTTTGTTCGTACAGGGCGAAATGAGAGATTTGGTTAGCGGCACATTCCAAGAAAAAAGGGCCGGTAGGATTTTTGCTCAAACTGGCCAGCGCTCAGTCGCACCTATTAATTATGAACAACTTGGTGGTTAAGCTATGACTCTTGTAAATGCTCGCGCTGCTTTTGAAAAAGCTGTGACTGACGCGGTTGCGGCAGCTGATTCAAGCGTTTCGATGGTGTATGACAACGTTCGTTTTACAACGCCTGGCAAGACTAAAAAATACGTTGTGATGAGCGTCAACTTCAACCGTTCAACGTTGCAAAATCAAGGTGCTGCGTCTGACTATTACAGTGGTGTGATTCAGTGCAACGTTTACGTCCCAAAATCAGGTGGAACGGCTGCGCTGTCTGCGATTAGCGAATCTGTTATTGATGGCTTGACCTCAGTAAACGCTGCTGGCTATACAGACACGTTTAGCGTTTCTCCAAGGGTTATGGATATCACAGGGCCAAGCCCTGTTGAACTAGAGGACAGAGCGCATTTCCTGGGTCTTATTTCTTGTCAATTTACTGCAGTCGTGTAGTATATTGATCGAAACGATATTGATTTATGCGTGCCAGCGAACTGCTTCGGAATAAGTTTGGCGTTAGCCAGCTTTATAAGTACGAAGTCAAGGAAGGCGACGAGGTAGTGCTTGAGGTGTTTTGGCACCCGCTCACCATTGAAGAACGCGAATCGATTCAAACAAAAATTGACGCCAATGAAAGCAAGGATTTTGCTTTGGGTTTGATGATTGAAAAAGCGCTGGACGAAGACGGTCGGCGTATGTTCCAGGATGGAGAGGTGGCCATTCTGAGAAGGACTGTAGCCGCTTCTATCCTCCAAGAAATTCAGCTTGCCATGTTGAACTCTGGAACGGAACACAAGGTGGAGGAAGCGAAAGCAGACCTCAAAAGCAAGTAAGGACTGGTATTTTATTTTCTTCTTGGCAAAGGAGCTGGGCATGACGGTTGCTCAGCTTTCGCGTGATTTGACGCAAGAAGAGCTGGTCGGCTGGGCTGCTTACTTCGAGCTGCATAACGAGCAGCAGGAGAAGGCAATCCAGAACGCTAAAGCAGGTAGAGGGGCGCGAACGATGGGTGGGCGGTAGACTGGAGCACAAGGCTCTACGTGTTTCGCTGTGGCTAACTACAACGTAGATATTGAATTTGCGATTAAAGGCCAGCGCAGTTTAAATCAAGTAAGAAATTCGCTTTCGCAAATAAATCAATTAACTCAAAATTTAAAGCCTTTAAATTTACTTGCACCAGGAGGTGGAACATTAAAGGCCCAAAAGCTAGCCGATCAAATTAGGCAGGCGATGAAGCCGCTTAAAGATTTTGCAAGAGAGGCCCAAAACGGTACTAAGCAGTATTCAAATACTTTGGCGGGAGCTACTTCTCAGGCCCGAACATTTGAAACGGTTTTAAAAAATGTCAAAGTTGCTGCTGGGGGTTACTCAAGACAGGTTTCAGAGGTCAAAGGATTTGCAGATGCTTTCGCTCAGGCTAGTGCCCAAGCAGAGCGCCTTAATAGGAACTTAGACAGGCTAAAGCAAGATGCTTTGCAAAAAGCAGGGCTTCCTATCGGCCCAACATCACAGCTTGGGACACTTGAAGCTGATCTAGGGAGAATAGAGTTTGAAAAAAGGAAAAGAGAGCAATACAGGCGTCCTATAGGCCCGGCACGTCCAGAAAGTAAACCGCGCCGGAGCGGGGGTAGATTTTTACAAAGCAGTCTTGCCCAAAACTTAGCTCTTGGCGGCGGTTTCCCGCTGTTGTTTGGCGGTGGAGCCGGCTCAATTTTAGGTGGCTTGGCAGGTAGCGCAGGCGGCTTTGGCGGTCAAATTCTTGGCAGTGCTCTTGGCCAGCAAATTGATAAACTGGCTGAAAGCTCTATAAGAACAGGGCGAGCGCTTAATAACGCAACCGATCAACTAGACGAACTTGTTAATTCACTAGGCGCACTAGGATCAAAACTTTCTACAGACTTAAGTGTACTTCAAAGTTTAGGACTAGGGAGTGTTGCTGGAGCGGCGGGGGTTGAGGCATTTAATGTTTCCGTAGGTGCGGGCAGAGCAAAAGCACTTAAAGATGTAGGCAAAGCTTCTCAGGAGTTTGAAAACGGTATAGCAAAATTAGGCACAGCTATAAATGGGCTTGTTGCTGGCCCTTGGGCAGCACTTTTACGTGGTGTAGGCAATTTGGCGGCGTCTATATCTGGTATAAAATCTCAAGATGAGCTAGAAAGCAGATTAACTGAATTAAGATCAGATCTTGCATCTGTGCCAACCGGTAGAACCGGTAGAAAAGGTGCTTCTGACAACAGGACAAGAAATAGAATAGCGCTAGAAATACTTAGGCTTGAAGAACAATTAGGTGTAGTTACTGCAGAAAATTTAGACACAAACCAACTAATAACAGACGAAATAAACAGACAGGTAGCAGCAGCTGAGCAGGTTACAGCTGCTGTTGAGGGAGAGCTTACAAATAGAAGAGACGTTCAAGCAGCTGTGCAAGGTCAAGTGGCTGTGCTAAAAGCCACCAACGAGCTGAAAAAAATACAATTAAATCTAGACAATGAGAGCAATGAAGCAAAAAGAAAGCAGCTGGAACTTGACAAAAAGTTAGCTGAGGAAGCTAAAAAACAAGCTGAAGCAGCAAAAAGAAATGCAGTAGAGCAGGCACGTCGTCAAATTGAGCGGGATGAACTGTCAGCTAAATCTCGTGACTCTAAAGCTGTTGCAAGTATGCTTGGTTTACAAAGAGATTTTGACAAAGTCCAAAAGGGCACACTAGCCTCTCAAGAAAGAGGATTAATTTTATATATAAATCAAAGAGATATACAAAGAAAAATTCTTATTGACCAACAAGAACTTGAACAAAAATACGTATTAGAAGCCAAACTTAAAGAAAAATTACTTGAAGCGCAGGAAAAAGAGCTTCAGTTATTCGACAAAAAAACTAATCTGCAAATAGATATAAACGAAGCTGCTAATTTTGAAAGAAACGATCGTCAAAAGGCTGTTGAGCAAGCGAGAACCCTATTAACTCTAGAAGCAGAAATAAATGCAGAAAGATCAAAACGAGCTACCGATCCAGAGTATATGCTGAGTTTCGCCGCAGCGGGACTTGGATTTTTCTCTCAAAGTGCAAAACTTGAAGCCGATCAAATAGCAGATCGTACAGCTCAACTAGCAACGTACGACGAGCAGCTGGCAAGCTTAAAGCAGCGTTTGGCTGACGCTAACGAAGTTGGCTCTGGTGCAAGTGGAGACCTTAAATTTAATTTAGGCCAGGATATAAAACAGCTTGAAATTGCACGCGACAATTTTGAGCGTCTACAGCCTGAAATCGACGAAGCAGCGCTGGCACAGGCACGATTTAACGACGCGCTTGCAATAACGACACCGCTAACAGACTCACTGTTTAGCAGTCTTGTAGCCGTTGTTGATGGAACGAAGACGGCAGAGGAAGCCTTCGCTGATTTCTTGAGGAATATTTCAGACTTGCTGTTGCAGACAGCGCAACAGATGATTGCCCAATACATTGCTTTGGGCATTGCGCGTCAGTTCGCCGGCATCCCTGGAGGCTACGGCCTGCCAGGGGGCGGGATGTCTTTTGGTGGTTCAGGCGCTGCTCCTGCAGGATTAAACACTTCCAACCTGACAGGTTTCTTTAATCCAAGTGCATTTACAGGCAGAGCTAATGGCGGCTCAGTTTCTGGCGGCCAGCCTTACTTGGTTGGAGAGCGTGGTCCTGAGCTGTTCGTTCCAGGGGCTCAAGGCAACATTGTCCCGAACAGTGCGATGGGAGGCGTAAACGTAGGTACGATCAACATATCCGTTGAGAACACCGGAGAGCAGTTGTCACCGCGAGCCCAAAAGCAGTTGGCAGGCCAGGTCAAAGGCATTGTTCTTGGTACGCTTGCTAATGAAAGACGCAGCGGAGGGATCTTGTAGTGACCTATATCGCCTTTAATGACATACCGCTATCTCCGTCTTTGACTCAAAAGCGTTCACAGCGCGTCCAGCGGGCACAGTTTGGGGATGGTTACAGCCAGGTTTTAACTGATGGGCTTAACGCTGAGCAAGAGACTTGGGACTGTCAAACCATTCCTTTGACGTTTGCAGAAATTAATTCTCTAGAAAGTTTTCTGCTAGAACAAAAAGGCCAGCCAATTGCCTGGACTCCTCCTTACAACACTAAAACATTTTCAAAGCCTTTTTCTAGTGGAGTTTTGCGTCTTGGATACACAAACATAAGCTCTTTAGTGTTGACTGGATACACCCGGCCATCGAACTATACGGCTAATTTATTGACAGGCCTGCTTGAGTCTGTTGACATTCCAAATGGCACAAACATCCCAATAACTTTGACTTTGGCTGCGAAAAACTTTTTGCTTGCAGAAGGCTGGCAAATTACTACGATTGATTCTGCTTATGCTGTTTTGTCGTTTTCTTTGGTGAGGGTTTATATATGACTCAGGCTCCTCCAAACGCTGAAACTTTTAAGACTGAGCTGCCTCAGGTAATTGATTTATTCACGCTTGATATTTCGCCAATTTTGCCGCCAGCTTCTTCAGATCAAAGTATTTACAGGTTTGCAAACTGGTCTCAGGTGAATGGGCAAGACGTTGTTTACAAGACAAACACCTATACAGCTCTTCCGCTAGAAGCAGACGGATTTGAGCTAAACACTTCAGGTCAGCTTGCGCGGCCAACATTGAATTTTGCGAATGTAGGGCTTGGCATTACTGCTTTAACTAACACTTATGATGATTTGGTAGGCGCTACGGTTCAACGCATCAGGACTTTGTCTACCTACTTGGATGGTGAGCCAGACGCAGACCCCAATGCTTTTTGGGGGCCTGATGAGTGGGTCGTTGAGCAAAAAAGCAATGAAACCAAGCTTGTGGTGTCTTTCCAGCTAGCAATACCTTTTGACCTTGAGGGCAGAGCCTTGCCTGGCAGAAGATTGCTCAGAGAGCAGTGTCAGTGGATTTATAAAAGCGATATTGGCTGTGGCTATTCAGGTAGCCCTTTCTTTGATGCAAATGATCGGCCAGTGTCTTTCCCGGAACAAGACGTTTGCGGCAAGCGTTTGACAAGTTGCAAGCTACGATTTGGCAATACCTCAAGGCTGCCTTTTGGCGGCTTCCCTGGACTAACCGATTCAGTGGGCTGATCATGCTTTCTTCTTTTGCGAATCCAACCAATAGCAGCCAGCAATCCAAGATTCGCCAGTGCTCAGAGGCCGCGCATCCAGCAGAAGCCTGTGGGTTCATTCTGAAAAATGAACAGGTTGTTGAATGCACCAACATTTCAACAGAACAAAATTCTTTCAAGATAAGCGCTGAAGAAACAGCTCTTTACCTGGACGACGCAAAAGCTTCTTGGCATAGCCACGCCGATTACGCAACGGTAAGTTTTGCCGATATTAATGCGTCAAAAGCATTGAATTTGCCATATGCAGTTTTTAATTGTGCAGGTACGGAGCATTTTTATTTTGATCCAAGCCAAGGGGCGGGCTTGCTTGGCCGACCATGGCTTTATGGAGGGTACGATTGTTATTCAGCAGTGCGAGATTGGTATAGCCAAGAGATGGGTGTTGAGATGAAAGATTATGAGCGTTTATATGAGGGAGAATGGACTCAAAGAGGGTTTACACACTTCGAGGATAATTTTAAGGCCGAAGGGTTTACCAGAATCCCGCCTCATTGGCCTTTGGAACGGGGGGACGTTTTATTAATGAAAATCAAAAATGACCATGTCTGCAATCATGTTGCAGTGATAGAAGACCCAGATGCCAACCAGATTTATCAGCATTTGGTCGATCGCGAATCAGGGATTATGACTTTTGGCAGTTATTTCCGCGATAATACGACCATGGCCGTTCGCCGTATTGCTTAATGGTTACGATCCGATTTGTGGGAGAAGCTGGACGAAGGTTTGGTCGCAGGTTCCAGCTGGCTATTAAGACGCCAGCAGAGGCGTTACGGGCGTTGATGCTTCAAATTCCTGGCCTGCGTGAGTATTTGCTTCAGTCAGGCGAGCGAGGCATCAATTGGAAGGTCATTACCGATTACTCGCCAGGGGGCATCGAAGAAGAGCAATTGCTATGGCCTGTCAGCAAACGGCTAGTGCTTGCACCAGTGCCCGTGGGCCGTGGTGCGGTGGGCAGGATCATTGCTGGGGTGGCATTAGTTGCTGCTGCGATTGTGTTTGCCCCGGCTGGAGCTGGATTTTTGGGCTTAGGCTCTGGTCTAGCTGGGGGCTTTTTGGGTGCAACAGGCTCAGCGATTGTTGGAACGATTGGCGTTTCTTTGCTGTTTGGCGGCGTTGCTGAGCTTCTGACGCCTACTCCAAAGCTCCCATCGGTAAAGGGGAATAGCTTTGGCGGAGCTTCTACTTCAGGCCGCAGTTTAGAAGAGCAATTAAATTCTTTTACCTTTGACAAGTCAAACGCCAATACCGTTCAAGGCGAGTGCGTGCCTGTCCTATATGGCGAACGTATCATTGGTGCATTGCCTGTCCTCTCGTTTGGACTTGAACTTCAAAACTTCTTGTGATGGACAGTAAAACTCAAGCAACAGAAGTAGAGGTCAGTGGCGCTGGCGGTGGAGGCGGAGGTCGATCGAGGCCACAAACCACTGTCGTCAATCAGACAATTATCCAAGCTCCTGAGGCACGCCAGCCGGTAGAAGCAGCCAATAATCTTTTCTCAGTTGCATTCGCTAAGACCGTATATGCCCTATCGGAGGGTGAGGTAGAGGGGTTCCCAAATGGAATCGAAAAAGATGTATACCTTGATGGCGTCCCAATTCGCAACCCGGACGGCTCTAAAAATTTCGAGGGATTTACGCTTGATTCTCGCGACGGTGACGATGCAACTCAAACGCCAATCCCAGGATTTAGCCAAGTTGAAAATGCAGTTGGGGTCAATGTTCCGATTACTCGGGCCACTGGAGCAATTACTAGATCAATAACAGACACAGACATTGAAAGAGCTAGAGTCATAATTTCACACCCCGCGCTTCAAAGGCAGAATCGAGATAACGGTGACATCAAAGGCACTTCTGTCTCTTACAGGATTGAAGTTAATTCAAATGGTGGAGCGTATACAACTGTTTCCCAGCCAACTGTTTCGGGTAAATCAAACAGTGAATTTCAAAGGGCTTATGAATTTAACCTCCCAGGCACAGGCCCTTGGAATATCAGAGTCAGCAGATTAACTGCCGATAGCACATCTAGTTTTATCGCAAATAGCATTACTTGGCAAAGCTATGTTGAAATTATTGACGAAAAACTTGCTTATCCAAATACGGCTTGTGTCGCAATAAAGATTGACGCTAGGCAGTTTAATACTATCCCAGATTTATCTGTAAAGCTTAGAGGGAAACGGGTTCAAGTACCTACAAATTACAATACCACCACTCGGACGTACAGCGGCCTTTGGGACGGGACGTTCAAAATGGCGTGGACTGATAATCCTGCTTGGATTTTTAGAGATATTGTCATAAACCCAAGGTTTGGGGCAAGGCGGTATGTCAAGTCAATCACTATTGACCCTTGGTATCTTTACACAGTTAGCCAGTATTGTGATGAACTTGTTCCTAATGGAGCGGGCGGCACAGAACCTAGATTTACTTGCAATGTCTACCTTCAGAACCCAGGCAGTGTTTACGGCGTATTAAATGCTTTAGCCTCTTGTTTCCGTGGATTAATTTATTACAGCGAAGGCGAACTTTACGTCACGCAGGATCGTCTTGAAGATCCAGTCCAGTTGTTTAGCGAAGCAAATGTTATTCAAGAAGTTGCAGAAGACGGTCGGGTAGCTTCTCCTTGCTTTAGCTACACAGGCTCAGCTCTTTCGGCGCGTAAAACTGTTGTTCTCGCCAACTGGGACGACCCAAATCAGGCTTACAGTGCGGTTACTGAATATCAACAAGATGATGAGTTGTTAGACAAACTTGGCTATAACCCTGTTGATCTTCGTTTAATTGGAGTTACTTCTCGCGGACAGGCTTTAAGGGCAGCAAAGCATACATTGTTTAGTGACAGGTACGAAACAGAAAAAGTAAGTTTTCGGATAGGAGCTGAAGGCTTGGCCGCTGGTGTCGGAGAAGTTATAAAAATTGCTGATCCGTTAAAACAAGGACAGCGCTTAGGCGGAAGGATTAAAGAGATCGATGGGAACGTGGTGACCCTTGACGCTGTCCTTAATTTAGTAGTTGGAGTTAACTATACTTTGACGATTGTTTTGCCTGACGGCGAAACAGTCACTAACGGCGACGGCTCAACTAGCCATAGGCCAAAGTTGCACGTTTTTAATGTAAACAAAGCTTCTGAAGTAAACCAAGAAACTCAAGATATAAGGATTGAAAGGCAAGCTACGACAGACGACTTGCTAGCCCAAGACGGCGACAATTTGGTGGCAACTATTGCCACTACCGTTGGCCTGAACACTAGGGTAGAGCTGGACACAATGGTAATGTCCCAGAATGGGGCGCTATGGGTGCTTGAGTGGAGCGAGTTACAAGCCGCCACTTATAAGATTGTTTCAATTGCAGAAACTGAGCCTCTTATTTATCAAGTTGAAGCGATTCAGTATAACTCCAGTAAGTATGGATTTGTTGACAATGATTTACCCGTAGCAATCCCCAAGGATCGCTTTCAAGTTAGAACTCCTGTGCCGCCAACCGATCTTGACGCTGACCTGGAGTATTCAAACGGCCAAGTTTCAATCAAGGCATCTTGGAGGGCTCCTCAATTCAATAATTCAATTGATCTGCTTGTAAGGGGTTATCGCTATCAGTGGAGAGAAGATGGTGATACAGATTGGCGCGATGTTGTCTCTGTTCAAAGCACGACTGTTGAGATACCTTTGCAAAATCATGTGTTTGGCAATACTTATCAACTAAGAGTCGCGACAGTAAATCGTCTAGGCAGCCAGTCGGAATGGTCCGTCTATGACGTTGATCCCTTGCCTGCTATTCCCGACTTGAGCGATCCAGCCTTTGGGGCCACCCTTACGCACCAGAATCAACCTGACGGCACTCAGCTTTTAATCGTTGACCCTGGTACGGCTCCGATCCCAGAAAGGATTACAGGCTATAAGTGTTGGGTCAGCCCTAGAACCTTGGTTTCTGGGGAGATTCCTGGAGTTAAGCAGCCAGTCAATGAGCACAGTCAGGAGTGGTACTTCTTGGCAGAAATCCCTCTCACTGGGTATTACACGCAAGGCTTTCACGCTCCAGACACTTACGACGTAAGGGTTAATTTCACTAGCGCAATCTTTGGAGAAGAGCCTACAGATTACATATTTGACGTTGTGGAGCGGGCTGAAATCGTGCCTCCGACTCCCAGCAACTTTAGTGTTGTAGAAAACCAAAACAGAAGCGGTAAGCGGTTTAGTTGGCTGCTTCCCACTACTGACTACGGCAGCTGGGATCAAAACATAGTTTCAGACATAGATGGCTATGAAGTTAAATATAAAAAAGGTGCTCTTGCCCTAAACTCTGTATCTTTTGATGTAGCGACAGATCTTGTCGGCATTAGGACTGCAACAGTTATTGGAACTCAGCTAAACCAGCACTTACTGCAAAAAGGAGATGAAATTGTTTTTGCTGCTTCTAGCGGCTCTTTGCCTACTGGCGTGGTCGCAGGCACTACTTACTTTGTTGCCGAAGATGGGTTTACTAGCACTACATTCAAAATTGCCGCCACTAGCGGTGGCGCAGCTATTAACTTCACTGGCACAGCCACTGGTGTTTACAACGTATCAGCTCCAGACGCATTAAAAACACGCCTAGACACGCAAGCCACTTGGGGCGCTGGTCTTGAGCTGCGCTCTGGGGGATTGCCGCCGAAGCAGCAGTGGTTCGAGACATCTTTGTTTGACGTTGATCAATACGTTGTGATGGTTAAAGCCATAGACGCAACCAAGTGGTCTTCGGACGTGCCAGCCTTTGTCTTGGTGAACATTGGTGCGCCGCCTATCAGCAATGCAGTTCAGTCAATCAATGCTAAGAATCCGCCAAGCAATAACTGGCCAGGGAATTATCAAAACTGTTCCGTGGTTGGAGGAAGCCTAGTCCAAACCGATGCTGAGCTAGACAGCATTTTTACTTGGAATTTTGACAACAACAATTTAGAGAGCGCTTTACTGTTCAGCACTACCTCAACAGCCACTTATTCTCATTCCTTGGTTGCTTTGACAGGGCAAGCGCTTGAGTTGACGAAGGAAGATGACTCTTTTCTGTTGAAAGAGGATGGCGACAACATAGTTGCTGAGCAGCGTTTTTACAGCCCAACAGAGCTTGCAGAGGGTGGAATTGTGCATCCGTACGCCCCTTATGAAATATTGCTAGGAGACGTTTATAGGGTTGAGACTTTGTTTAAGAGCCCAGACGGTGGGATCACGGCAGGCAATATCAGTGCTTTGACAGCGCAGTTGGATTACCCAGACGTAGTCGAGAAGCAAAACGATGTCGCCATCTCTTCTGCTGGATCGACAGTTTCCTTGGTTAAGACCTTTAGATCGGTTGAAAGCGTTTCTATTACAGCTTTGCAAACTGGCAACCCCCCTTCAACGGCGGTAACAGCGGTGGTGACGGCCAAAACCACAAGTTCAGTTACGATTAAGTGTCTGAACTCCGCTGGCACCGGAGTTAACGGCCTTGTTGACATCACTGTGATTGGTTACTAATGGCTGACGCACGAATTTCTGAGTTGCCAGCAGCAACAACGCTGGCCAGCACTGACATCATCCCGTTTACAAGCATCAGTGCGAGCGAGACGCGAAAAATCACGGCAAACAACCTTGGGATTGCCCTCACGACGCTTGGGCTGTCAGTTGGGACGTCAACGCCTTCCACCCCATACATCGGTCAGCTGTGGGTCAATACATCTACAAACCCGCCTAAGATTTTTGCTTATAACGGTGCAACTTTTGTAGAGGTCAGTTTTCATCCTGCAGATGTAGGTGCTAGCGCAGGAAGTATTGCGACAAACCCTGGCGCGACTGCTCCAACAAATAATGCCTTGGGTCAGCTGTGGCTTGATACAAGCCAAACGCCTGACGAGCTAAAAGTTTTTGACGGTTCGGGATTTGTTCGTGTTGACCCTCAAGGACTTACTCAAACTGATGCTGATTTGCGTTATGTGCAGATAACGAACCTTAATTTAAACTTTTTGCCGTTGACTGGTGGGACGCTAACAGGCGATTTAACGCTAAATGGTAACCCCACTACAAACAATATGGCCTCCAACAAGGCCTATGTAGACTCTCAAATCAGCTCAATCCCAGCAGCTACAGACTTAACCCCCGCTGGAACGATTATTTACTCTGCTAGAACGACTGCGCCTCCTGGATACATCAAGGCGAATGGAGCCGCTGTAAGCAGGACAACATTTGCGGATCTATTCGCAGCAATTGGCACAAATTTTGGGAATGGGAATGGCAGCACGACTTTCAACGTGCCTGATTTACGTGGTGAATTTATTAGAGGTGTAAGCGACGGTCGAAGTCTTGACGCTGGTCGGGCATTTGGCAGCGTTCAAGGCTCAGCTTTTGGGCAACACAATCACGGCCTCTCAGGTAGCGTATCGTCGAGCAGCGCAGGCAGCCACGGCCACTCAGGGGGCACGGGCGGCGGTGGTAGCCACGCCCACAGCAAAGGCTCAACCATCAACAACCTTGGTTCAGGCGATGGTTTTACGGCGTTTGGCACGGACGATGACGGCGGAACGGTTAACAGCGGCAACACTGGCAGTGGTGGTGGTCACAGCCACTCAATAAGCCTTAATGCCGCAGGTAGCCATAGCCATGGAATTACAAACACGCTGTCAATTGACAACACTGGAAACGCAACTGAAACTCGACCACGCAATATCGCGTTGCTGGCCTGTATCAAGACTTGATCAGGGCCTAAAATTCAACTACTGAGCGGCTAAGCCATGGCTGACATTAAAATCACAGACTTGGCGGCTTACACAGCGCCAACCAGTACAGACGTTATCCCTGCTGTTGATGTAGGCAATAACATCACCAAAAAGGTCACGATTTCTGACCTGATGAAAAATGCCGCCACTGGGTCGGCTACAAACCCAGGCATTTCTTTTGATGGTGATATTAATACTGGACTATTCCAGCCCGGTGGCGATCAGATCGGCATTGCTACAAACGGCGTTGAGGCAATGCGAATTGAGAGTGATGGCGCGGTTGATTTCTCGGGCGACATCACCTGCACAGATAACTCCAAAGGTTTAGTCCTTAAATCTCCTAACGGAACATCCTTCCGCCTCTCCGTCGCTAATGACGGAACCCTTTCTGCAACATCTATCTGAGCCGTGGGTGCAGCTGGCATCTGGGCAGACAAAGTGATCGCGGGCTATAAAGCCTCTATTGGGTAAAACCTGATGAAACGGCCAGACCCCATGATCCCTGCGCTCCCTGGGGCGCAAGACCAAGAGGCGATGAGGAATCGTCAAGCGTGGCTGCAAGCTCTATATAAATACGAAGGCCGCCAAGACCCAAGCCACCCAATGCACGGCCTTTATACGGGTTTATTCGCAGCGCATCGTAGCTTGACTAGCACTGACTAGCCCTTACCTTTTAGATGGTTGGCTGTAGTATGTGGATAGTTGGTGAGGATGATGAGCGTTTCTCCTGGCCTTTACAATTTTGTCGTTCAACGCCGTGCGGACTTTTCGCTAGCGCTTGAGTTCAAGGACGGTAACGACTCGCCTGTCAACTTGCTTGGCTCAACAGTATCGGCGCAAGCGTGGGACGAGCCAAGATCTACAAAGTATGCGGACTTTGCTGTGACTTATACAGACCGTGTAAACGGTTTAGTCACGATTTCTTTAACTGATGTGCAAACGACTTTATTCCCAGACCGTTTGTATTATGACGTTTTAGTTGAATCTGCAGGAGGACTGAAAGACTACTACTTAGAAGGACAAATTAGTGTCTCGCAAGGTTACACAGCATGACCATCGTCAACGTCAGTAACCCAATCACCAAGGTTACGGTAAATGGAACGACTTCTGTCGTTACTGCGATAACAGCAGGGCCACAGGGGCCATTTGCTGACATTGTCGATCTTGACGCCTACACAACCCCGACAAGTGCGGATCTTCTGCAAGTTGTTGAGGCAGCCAGCGGAGCATCTAAAAAGGTCACGCTTGAGGATCTACTGCAAAAGCGAGCACGCGATAGCCGCAGAATTTATCTCAGCAAGGATGTAAAGGCCAGCGACTCAAACAACGGCACTTCGCCTGAAGAACCTTTAACAACATTTGCCGCAGCAATAGCAGCAGCAGAGCCAGGCGACGTAATTGAAGTCGCTCCAGGCACCTACACAGAGACATCGCTACCGCTGAGGGTGCCGCGTGATGTTGGAATTTTTGCCAAGTCGCTTCGTCAAGTAAAGATCCAACCGGCCTCCGGCCAGGAAATGAATGGATTTTTCAAAGTTGATTCCGGCTTTTGGGTTTGGGGGCTTGAGTTTGCCGGTCATCAAGCCGATTTGGTGAATGGTCAACAGTCATGGGCTATCAGTTTTGATGAGCAGGCCGACAACACAGCGGCGCCGCTAAATGCCAGCGGCCTTGGTGCATTTATCCTCAAATCTCCTTACGTCCAGAACTGTTCGAGCATCACTGCAGAGGATGATGCAGGCAACGCTGGATCTGTTTCAACTGGAGATACGGGTGGCGGAATTGAAGTTGATGGCGCGAAATGTGCGCCCAATTCGCCTATTAGGTCCATGGTCGTGGACTCATATACGCAGGTGAATTTAGGGGGGCCAGGATGTCATGTAACACACGATGGTTACGCCCAGTTAGTATCATTTTTTGGGACTTTTTGCACGTTTCATGTTAAAGCAGATCATGGTGGTCAAGCGAACCTAAGTGGCGGTGGAACGACTGACTTTGGTGACCAAGGATTAGTCGCAGATGGTTTTAGTTTGCACCCCAATTTTACGGGGTCGGCGCGTATTGCAGCGTTTGGTGCGGACAGGGCAGAGGCTGCAATCACGATCAATGCGAGCACTGACACTTTTACAACTTCGAGCGCACATCAATTAGCTGCCAACGATCAGATTACTCTTACGGCTACCGAAGGGACTTTACCGAGTGGGATTGACGCTTCCACGACATACTTTGTGCTTTCCTCTGGGCTGACTTCAACTGAGTTCAAGGTCAGCACAACGCAAGGCGGCAGCCCGGTGAACATCACAGGGGCAACATCTGGCGCTTATCAATTTGTCAGGCAAGGCGAACTCACTGTTGATGTCGTAAGCCTTACTGCCAACCGAATTGGATCACTGTCGCGGCCTAATCCGGGCCAGCTGATGTTCCCTAGAGCCACTTTCCCCACAGCTGGTGAACTGGGGTCAGCTGGCAACGCCGTCAGTGTCACCGCCGGGTCTGGAGGCGAGTTTACGGTCACTATTGATTCGTTTTCGTATGCCCATCACTACGCCACAGGTGGAACAGTCACAGTTGGCGGGACCGCTTACAACATCGCATCAGCAAGTTACGAACATACGACAGGTGTTCTGACCCTTACGGCAACTGGTTACACGCCAACCAATGGCGATTCTGCTGTACTTTCAGGGCTTGAATTTATCTGTCCGTCTGTTGGTGCGTACATCATCACAGGCAGTGTCCCGATTGATGCAAGCGGCAATGTCGTCGCAGCTGACAGCGGAAGCCTTGCGGGTTATCGACTCAACTTTTTTAACACCGTCAATGGTGGCTTAAGAGCACCTATTGCGGTTGGGCAGACCCTTGACTTTAGGTTGCGTTCTCAAATTTCTTGCGCCCTCCACACTATGGAGTATGTAGGAGCGGGAACCAATTACAACGCTTTGCCGTGGAATGGAGGCGTACCGATTCCTGCAAATCAGCGCGTTGAAATTAACAACGGACGTGTATATGGAGCGACTATTAATGAGGTCGGAGATTTTGAAATTGGGGGCAACACTTTTAGCATTGATGGCACAACAGGCGAAGCCACAATCAACACCAGTCAATTTAATGTCTCTGGACTGAATTTCATCGGTCCTTTTTCTCGTAATGGCGGCTTTTCGACTGTTGGCGTTCAGCTCAAAGAGGTCAGCAACAACACGTCGTTAATCGCATCCACGGGCGGGTCTGACGGCAACACCGTGCCAACCCAAAACGCAGTGAAAACCTATCTGGACAATAATTACGATCAGATCGACAAAACCGGGATCGTCAACAACTCTGTGGTTTACTACGACTCCAGCTCTGCTACATTTAAGGCAAATGCTACCTGGACGATCCAGACAATCGTCAACGGCGGAGACTTCTAAAAGATGGCCAACACCCTCAGGATCAAGCGCAGAGCAGCGTCAGGGGCCGCAGGGGCGCCGTCATCCTTGGCAGCGGCTGAAATTGCTTTTAACGAAAATTCGGCCACTAGGACGCTGTTCTATGGGCTAGGTGATGACGGGAGCGGATCTGCCAATAGCATTATCGCGATCGGCGGTGATGGTGCTTTTGCAACGCTGACAACCGCGCAAACCCTTTCAGGGGACAAAACCTTTACGGGCACGGTTGACCTGAGTTCAGCCACACTTAGTGGCAACACAACTTTTTCAAACGATTTAACAGTTACAGGCTCGCTTACCGTCAACGGCAGCACCACAACAATTGACAGTACAACTGTCACTTCAGAAGATAAAAACATTGAGCTGGGCAAGGTAAGCACTCCTACAGACTCAACGGCTGATGGTGGTGGAATCACCCTTTTAGGTTCTACAAATCACACGATTACCTGGACGAACTCAACCGACAGCTGGGATTTTTCAGAGCACATCAGCATTGCCTCTGGGAAGGAGTACAAGATTGCAGGGACTAGCGTTCTTTCAGCGTCAACCCTTGGCAGTGGCGTAACAGGGTCAAGCCTCACAAGTGTTGGAACGATTAGTACTGGTACTTGGCAGGGCTCAACAATTGGGAGAGCCTACGGGGGGACAGGCCTTACAGCCGCCCCATCGAACGGCCAGTTGTTGATCGGCAATGGAAGCGGCTACGCGCTTTCGACTCTTACTGCTGGCACCAACGTCACAATCACTGAAGGCAGTGGTTCGATCACGATTGCTGCAGCATCTCCGACTGCTGGCAATGGACTTGACGTAAGCGGAACTGAGCTAAGCCTTGATTTAAAAGCAAACGGCGGTTGCGTAATTGAGTCAACTGAGCTTGCAATTGATTTAGGCGCTAGTTCAATTACTGGAACTCTTGCTGTGGGCGATGGTGGTACGGGCGCAACGAGTTTGCCTAACGGGCTTGTAAAAGCCAACGGCAGTGCTTTCTCTGCTGCTGTTGATGAGACTGATTTTCTCAGCCCTAACGCAGTGATTGACGGTGGAACTTATTAAAAATGGCAAACACGATCAAGCTAAAGCGCGGTTCTGGATCTAATCCAACCGCGAGTGATCTAACACAGGGTGAAATCGCTGTCAGGACAGACACCGGGAAACTGTTCACCAAAAAAGATGACAACAGCGTTGTCGAAATCAGCGGGTCTGGTGGCGGTGGTGCGGTTGACAGCGTCAACAGTCAAACCGGCACGGTGGTTTTAGACGCTGATGACATTTCAGACGCCTCAACAACTAACAAGTTCACAACTTCATCAGACATAAGTAAGCTCGCAGGCATTGAATCCAATGCAACAGCGGATCAAACTGCAACTGAAATTAAAACTGCTTACGAGTCAAACAGTGACACGAACGCATTCACAGACGCCGAAAAGACGAAACTTTCGGGAATCGCGAGCAATGCAACTGTCTACAACGACGCAGCCGTTGACACCCACCTAAACACCAGCACGGCATCATCTGGCGAAGTGCTGAGCTACAACGGCAGCGATTACGATTGGGTGGCTCAATCATCAGGCGGCAGCACTGATTTAAGCTACACAGACGCAACGCGGGTCATCGCTAGCAGCACTGGCACAGACGCCACCCTGCCTTTGATGAGCAGCGGAAATGCTGGCCTTGTCCCTGCTAGCGGTGGTGGTACGACTAGCTTTTTGCGGGCGGACGGTCAATTTACGGCTATTGCGGCCAGCAACCCAGTTGCTCTGAAATTGCCGATCGCGGCATCTGCAACCCTGCCAAATACCAACACAGAAGGCCAGGTTTCCAACCTATTTAACACTTCTGCTGTTTTCAATTCATCCAACTCAGCAAGTTGGTCGTTTGACGCTTCTTCGATCACAATCCCTGAAGATGGTATTTATTGCGTTTCGATAAATGTGCAGGTTACTTCGACAGGACAAAGAGCGCAAAACTATTTCGGCTTTGCCGTTGACGGCACAGCACAGCAGGGCAGGTCGTCACACGCTTATGTAAGAAATTCATCTTCAATTAACGATGCAGGTTGCACACTTACGGAGCTTTTAGATCTAGACGCTGGTGACGTGCTAACTGTGATTGGCAGGTCTGAAGGTTCAATTACTACTTCCAGGACTACAGACCCAGTTACCCCTGGATCAATCGAAATTCACAAGGTAAGCAATACGCAAGGGCCACAGGGGGCACAAGGGGCTGATGGCCCAAGCGATATACCGCAAAACAGTCAAACTAGCGCTTACACATTGGTGGCAGGGGATAATGGCAAGCATATAAATACAACTTCCGGCGGAGTTACCGTACCCAGCGGTGTATTTAGTGCAGGCAATATTGTTTCAATCTTCAACGATAGTTCGAGCGACCAAACAATTACTCAAGCGAGTGGCGTCACTTTGAGGCTTGCGGGTGGTTCTAGTACGGGGAACCGCACCTTGGCGCAATATGGCTTATGCAGTGTTTTATGTGTGGGCTCAAATGAATTTGTAATTAGTGGTGCAGGTTTAACTTAATGGGCATACATCAAGCCTTGATTGCTGGTTATCCCCTAACCGTTTCTTCAAACCCAACATGGAGTTTAGTTGATAGCGATTTTGCTACAGGCGCTAGCTCTAGCACAAGCGTCAGCAATGTTCAAACTGGTGATTTTATCTTTTTTACTCAATCAACGGATTTTGAGCTTTCAATCTCCCCGCCTACTGGGTTTACGCAAATTTTTGAAGAGACTGATGATAATCCGTCTTTTAACGAGTCTTTCCGCGTAGCAACCACCAACGAGGGCACAGTGAACGTCACTGCTGACAGTGAATCTGAAGCTTCAGGTTTGATGGTATTTAGATGTTCAACGAGCGCAACAACGCTGCAGCCGACTACAGGCACAGGAAGCGCGAGTGGACGCGCGGAAGCAGGATCAGGCAGCCCGTCAGTGCCATCATCCAATACTGACAACAACGGAACGGCTGAAGCATTTTCGCTTTGCGTGTCGAGTGCTTACATCGACGACGACATAATTACATCATGCACAGCGCCTACAGGGCTGACCCTTGCGGGGTTTGCAGGCGGCGCCAGAGCCGGGTTTTTCGGAAGCACATTGAATAGCTCGCTAATGGTCGGCTATGCAGTTGTTGCTAGTGCTGGCACAACCTCCCCGCCTGGAGCGGGCAATAGCTGGACGACAAACAGTAATGGAGATTCTTGGCGATCAACTGCTTGGTATATCAGACCCAGTTAATAAAACGTCCGTAGCTGAGCCAAGCTAACGTCTGCGTTTACACTGTCCTTCAGAGCTAAAAATTTTCATGGCTAAGGTGTTTTTTCTGGCGCTGTTGGGCATTGCCTTGAGCCCTGCTGCTCTGTCCCACCACAAGTATTTGCAAGCTCAACAAGATGCCATAACAGAAAATGGACACCTTACTACTACCCAAGAGCCAGAAAGCAAGTACGGTAGTCACGGAAAAAACGTACCCCACGTTCACCAATGATCAAAAAAATTGTTTTTGGTGCAGCCGCTGGCGCACTTGCCTTGGCTCCCCTCTCTGCAGCAAAGGCTGATGGTTTTTACCTGAACCCTGAGTGGAATGGCGCTTGGAGCGGTTCAACCTTTGGCGGCGCTGTCATGGATGCTGGCATCGGCTGGGAAAAAGGTGCCTTCTACATCCAGGGCGGACCTAGCTGGTTACAGCCACAAGGCGGAGACGTAGAGCTGGGTTTCTCTGCCAAGACTGGTGTTAGTGCTCCTGTATCTGATTCAATTGACGTTTATGGCGAGGTTTCGTTCGCCAAATACGAAAACATTGATGCAGGTTATGGCCTGAAGCTTGGCGGCAAAGTCAAGTTCTGATTACACTTCAACCGCGGGCCTGAACACACCCGCAGCCTCCCGGTGGGACTCACTCCTCACACCAAGCCGGGAGGTTTTTTCTTTCACTTTTTAGCTATGCAAGGAATTTTCAACCTGCTTGGCACTGTTGGATTTGTTTTAGCTGCTGCCAACGCTGCGCTCATTGGCGTTGCAGTAGTCAAAGGCCCAGAGATCATTGAAGAGAACTTGGACAAGATCCAAGCGCTAATGATCGAAAAGATGTACGAGAGCATGGACGGCGCAGCTGCTGAGGTCGTTCCAGGCGAAGTGAAAAAGCTGGTGCCTGGTGTAACTGGACCTGCCATTCCGTTCTAGTGCCTGAAATTCGCACTATTGGGATCAGCCCAATTCGCCCTTGGAGCGCACAGCCGACCTTGTCGGTGCCCAATGCTCCTCCAGTGACGGTAAATATTGGCGTGCCAATTATTGACCTACCGGCTTTCGATCCGTTGGATTACAGGGGGGAAGAGGTCGTTATAGACCCTGAGCCTGTTTTGCCCAGGCCAGAGCCGACTACGCCTCCAGCACCAAAAGTTCCACCTCCAGCTGCGTTTAAGCTTCCCAAGGCGGCTGTTGATCAAGACCCAAGGTGCCCTCCGCTTAGAGCGAAAGAGGTCGGAACGCTTGTCCAAAATGGTGAAAAAAGAATTTCGGGCTATGAGATCCAAGACGGAAAGTGCGTCGTCTTGTTTGAAGAGATTCCATTGCCTGAGCAAGTTATAGCAGCAATACCAACAATCCCGCAGGTCACGACGGTAGGGGTGTCCGCCGTGATTGGCGTTGGAGCGGGGATGTGTACGCCTGCGTTGCTGCGGATTGTCAAGCCAACGATCAAAAATATCGTTAAAAAGATCCAGGCCGTGGAGGGTAAGACCTTTAAGCGCCTGAGCGTGTTTGAGCGGCGGAAGGCACAGCGGTCGGCACGGGAATAGCGTGACGGTGTGGCAATACCTGCCCAGGCTTGGGTTTAATTACAACGTCAGCGCATACAGCAAAGTATGGGGATTTAGGGTGAAACTCGATCCCTTTGAGTTTCAGCTCACCACAGTTTTTGAGGCGAGCTATTTCGTATTCAAGCCGTTTGGTTTCGATCGCTTGATTTTGCATACGGATATTTGAGTCCACCATCGCTTTACAGCGCTCTTGGAGACCACCGTCTAAGGGGATTGTGGCTTGGATCGACAAACCTCCAGACCAATTATGAGAGTCTTTTTGACCTGTCCGGGAAGGCATGGTGTATAAGATTTTTCCTGGGTTATCGAGTAACCCATCACCATCAATATCAGAAAGATCATATACATTGTCAAAAACTGTACCCACATACGGAAGTTGCCAGCTCTTTGATCTGTTGACATAAGGGGTGACTGTAAGTGTTGGGCCTTGGCAGCTGACCCCATTGGAGTAGTTGTTATTGAACGCAGCGCTTGGAGCGATCATGACTGCCTGATTGGTGACGCTACCAGAGCTTGTTGCGCTTGGAGCGGCAGTGGCTGACACGCCTCCAATTGTTTCTGCGTTAACTGGAGAAGCTAGAGCTATTGGGAGAAGGTAGAGATAGTGTCTGTAATTTGCTGCACCTCTTGGACTCTTTGGATGGTGGTGACGTTGCTTAAACCTGGGTTTTTCAGCACCTCCAGGAACTGAAACGCTTCTCCTGGCCGAACAATTGTCCAGTTTGGCTTGTTCTTGGCGTCTAAACCTGTCCATGAATTTAAGCTTGTTGAGCCCGGAGAGAGGGATTTGCCGTCATGTTGGATATTTGTCCCAGAAACTGAGTATTCCCAGCCAGTGTTGTAGGACTCAGAAACAATAGTTTCTGTGACCTTGCTTGTCGTTTCAGTTCTACTGGTCAAGCTACCAGTCGTGAAATTAGGGACAACAGGCACCCCTGCAGCCTGCTTGGCAAAGGTGAACCCCTCACCAAGCAAGGCCATGAGAATTAAGAAGGCAAGGCGCATCAATCGATTGAAAGCTCAGTGACAAATTGACCAATTGCCAATGTGTTGCCTCCTCCGGCCTCAACAGTCATCAAACCTGCTGGTGAGATTGTTCCTGCCAGGTCTCCTGCTGTTCCTGCTGTAGTGGATTGCAGGCTGCCAAAATTTGGTGTTTCGCCTGTTGTAACTGCAGTTGTCGGAACAACGTCTGCTTGTGTATATGACTGGCTGAAGCTAAATGCGTTGCCAGATGTGTCCTGCGTCACAGCGATGTTGCCTGGGTCGTATATCCCGTCAGTAATAGATCCGGTTGAGATTGTTCCTGCTGTTGTGCCATCGGTGGTTGAAACGCCTGAACCAGACATTGAAAAGCTGCTGCCAATGCGTTCTGCAGTTGTCATCGCTCCACCGACCTGCAATTGGATAGAGCTTTGGATGCGATGGGTGAGGTCAGCTTTTGCTGCTGGCGCGAGCGCAAAAAACGCAGCTAAAAGGATGAAGCGTTTCATTTGATGGCAGTCGTACCGTTACCTGGCATTTTAGGTGGCTGCTTCTTTTGTTGGCCATTTGCTTTGCGTTCGATGCCAAAACTCGCCATGGCTCCAGTGAGCAAAGAAGCCACGAAAGTATTATCCATTTTCATCTGAGGGAAAATACCTAGATAAGAGACTGTTAACAGCGTCGCAGACCAAAACAAGACAGCGCATTTGACGATATCCGCAATTGATACTCCCTCTTTTTCGTGTTCTTGATTTTCTTGTGTTTCTGGCATGATGTGATGAGTGCTGAGGTCGAGGCATGATTGAAATATGGGCCGCCGCCGCTGGTGCGTCAATCACTGTTGCTGGTCTCGGCATCACCGGGCTAAAACAGCAAGGACAGCAAGGAAGAGATTCATTGATAAGGCTGACAACTGCTGTTGAGGGTTTGAGCAGGCAGCTCGACGTGCTTCACACTGACATCCGCAGCAGGGACCAAGAAGTGTTCGCAAGGCTGTCAGAGCTTGAACAGGCAGTTGCAAGGCTTGAGGGACATAGCAATCGCAACTAGACTTTTAATAGTTGATCTAGCCCAATGTTCCTGATCCTCAAACCAATTCTTTTTCGGTTTTTGCGTTCAGAGAGTTTGAAGCGTTTGATTGTGGATTTGGTCAAAGCGTATGCAAAGCGCTCTGATAACACTGTTGATGATTCTGTCGCAGCATTTTTAGAAGCTAATCTCTTCCCTCCCAGAAGAGTTAGTTGATGGTTCGCAAGCGCGTCATTTTTGCAATTTTGCTTGGGATGATGACGATCCTTTCAGCCATGATGCTCTCTGGGGCTGGCTTGGTTTATTACACAGGTTTTCTTGATGGCAGCAAGGGCTGTGACACGGCAGGATTGACGCGATGACGCCTCGCTTAAAAAACCTGATGGCCCTTGCGTTGCTTCCGTTTTTTGAGTTTTTCCGTGGGACGCCCCATCAGGCAGCAGCTATTAAAGAGCTAGAGGATTCTTTGCCAGAAGAGTTGTTAGCTGAAGATGCGGCTTGGTTTGAAGCTTGGAAGACAAGCGGCATCGCACAAAAAGCAATTGTGCCCTATGTTCATCAACTGGATTTCAGATACAAGGGCTATCGAAGATGCTTAGACGCATCAGCGGCAATGCTGGCTCTTATGTACGGCAAGGTGAAAAGCGCCGAAGAGTATGGGGAGGTACGGAAAAGATTTGGAGACACGATCGACGTGTCGGCCCAAGTAAGGACTCTGAGAGAGCTTGGTCTACACGCTCAATTCAGAAATGATGCTGATGGAGCGTTGGTTGAGGCAGAGATTGCAAGTGGCCGACCAGTTCTGGTGGGGTGGCTGCATAAAGGCAATATGCTTCGAGGCGAGCCTCCGGTTTGCAGTCAGATCACCTGCGGGCATTGGGGCGTCATTGTCGGCTTCGAGGGGACGGAATCAACAGGCGATGCTCATTGGGTGATGCACGACCCAATGGGGGCTCCTGACATTGAGAGAGGAGGGCACCCAAGCCGTTACAACGGCAAAAACGTAAGAGTGCCGCGTAAACCATTTGACTTGCGTTGGCAGGTTGAAGGGCCTAGCAGCGGTTGGGTGATCCTTGTCGATGACGAATAGTTGGGGCGTTACGCATGGCTCACGCACCATGAGCTAATTAGCAGGCCGGACGCCCCTGCAAGCCTGACTGACCTGCCACTGAAGGTAGGAAGCCACAGATTACACACCATTTACAGCGATGCCAGCTTCAAAAGAGTTCAAGCGGTCAAATTGTTTGATTGTCCGTTACCGCCACCCGCGCGAAGGCCCCCCTAGCTATTTGGTCTGGGAAAAGGACAAGAGCTATATATGTTTGACGCGAGAAGAGCTGCTAAAGGCTGTGAAATGGCCTAAGTACACCAGCACTGGTGCTGCGTTGCGCCAATGGATCGAAGAAGTTGAGGTGGATATACCGCCAGACCCAGAGCCAGTGCAATGAACTTGTATTGGGCCTGGTCATATCTAGTTGCATTTTGGACGACTGTGGTCATGTCTTGTATCCAACCTGCGAACTGGAGTTACTGTTGGCCGCCTGACTGGCTAATTCATGGGGTACATGATTACATGCGTTCAAGGGCTCCTTACTCCGAGGAGCGCAACATATTGCAATCTTTGGAGCGAACTAATGGGCTGGGCGGACTGGATGGTGGTCAAGCAAACCCTTGAAGAAGAGCTGGACCTGGAGCGTCAAATCCGAAGCATCAGCTCTAGCGAAGATCTCCACGCGCTCCAGCAGCTGTGCGGTGCATTGACCAGGCAAAACTGGCACTATTCAAAGCTCCTTAAGCAGGCTGTGGGGCGTGTGGCTGAGCTGGATGTGAAAAGTATTTGTGATTAATCAGATTTGGGCCTTAGCTTTCTCTGCAAGGCGCGGCCCTCAACACGGGCTTGAATAGCGTCTTGCCATTTGAGTGCGTCTTTAATTTCTGCCTCCTCATATTCTTCAGGATATTTGCCTTTGAGGTAGTCATAGATTATTTGACGCATCCAAGCGGAAGGTTTTGCTCCTTCGTCTTCTGCTTCTTGCAGGAAGAGCTTGCCACGGTATGGGCCAAGTAGGACTTGGACATAAACGCGGTAGCCGTGGGTATTGCCCATGTGTAGTCTTGTACTACACGAAGGTTACCACAATATAGAGCTGTCAACGTTCTTCTTCCAAGAAGTCGCCTGCTGTTGGCGCGAATAAGCGCGTTGTCTTTTAGAGCCAGCTCTAACTTCTCTGGCTCCTTCTAAAAACATTGCAGCTCTTTGCAGATCAGCGGTCGTTGCCAGCTTGATGGCTTCGTTTAGCCGCTCCAAAATCAGCTGTCTTCCGGTCTTGGGCTGCTGCATAGTCCATTGCCCCAGGAAGGGTTTGGTGGAACGTTATCTGATGCGAGGCTTCAACAACAGCCCATGCGTTGGACTGTCTATAGATTTTGAAGAGGTTAGCCATGAGTCTGTTCAATTAATTTTTCAATACTTGGAAAATTAGAAAAAGGCTCGCAAGTCATAAGGCTTACGTCAACGCCATGCTGTAAGGCAATAGCAACTTCTGTCTCAAGGTAGAAAAGATCATTTTCGTAAATGACCTGCTCTACGTTGAGGACCTTGTCGTTATCATCATATGACGTATAGCGAGTAATCGCTAGCGGCATAAGGTCGTCGCTCTCGGTGACGTGAACGAAGTAGAAATTAGTTTTTTTGGTCACGTTGGGTAAGTTTTTGGAACTCGATAAGCACTGCCGCGACAAGGACTTCAGCCTGTATGCGATCAAGATTAGAGTGATGGCGGCGACGAATTTTTGCAACAGTTTGGTGAAAATCATAAGTAGTGATTGCCTTTGGAAGCTCAAGGGATTGTCCCTTTGAAAGCAGCCGATCGCGAATCAGCTCTGAGCGCTGCTTGCCAGCTTGTTTTGCTTCAAGATCCAAGCGTTTGACTTGTTCCTCTGGCAGGAAAGTTGAAACTCTTCTCATGGTCAATTAGTCGAATAGCAATGTAGACGGGGCAAAGTGTAGCAGGTCATTTAGGTTTTTTCTTGGCCTTGCCTTTGGCAGGTTTGACCTTGCGAGATGGCTTTTTATATGGGCGCTCCAAAAAGCTTGCCACTGTCTCTTGATAGCCAGGCGCGTCTGGTACGCCGCCTTTCCTAAGGATTTCAGTCCAGTTCATGCCTCGCGCGTATAGATGTAAAAACTGTCCCCGATCGCTCAAATCCTAAGCGTGCCAAGGGATGTGCTTGGGGACAGGGGGTAGGGACAATTAGAGTTGTCCCCGTTCTTCGTCGGTGAGTTCAATCTCAACCGCTCCATCCATCAGAGGGGGACAGAGGGGCGTGTCCCCCACCTCTTGTCCCGTACCAAAAGCTGCACTACCACTGGTATCCGTACCAAAGGGGACAGCCTTCCTACCCTCTCCACACGCGAGAACAGCAAGATAGTGTTTGGAACGAGAACCTTCTGGGACGTCCGAGACAATCAGGTTTCGGTCTTCTAGGCGTTGGAGCGCTTTCTTGATTGCGGAGGCAGTGCCTGACACAAGGGAGTCACAGACCAGATCGTTTTTGGTGCGTGTCTCTGGGTAGGCAATCCGCAGTCTGCTGAGGACACGACCAAGAACTGAGGAGGGTGTGGTGTCGTCTGGATCGACCTCGGGCGTGAAGTCGGCAATGTAGAAATCGAGGTCTTGGTTCTGGCCAAGCACCAGATGCGTCCCAGAGCGTCCAGAACGGCTTTTCTCGATTTCGATGAGGCGTTCATGGCTCTGAAGCTTTGGACCCTTGTCCTGGGGGTCTGTGCGCTTGAGAGACCACGTTTCGTCTACAGCATCACGGATGGCTGAGGTGCCACGGAAGCCACCGTTCTTGTTGGCGTGGTGAATAATCAGGATGGTGGTGGCAGGGAACAGCTCGCCATTGTTTTTGGTGAGCCAGTAAAGGGGCGTGGCGAAATCAGATTTGTTTTCGTCAAAGCCCCGCCCACCAGAGCAGCCAATCAGGGAGTCGATGACGACCAAGCTGGGCTTGATGCTTTCCACCAGGCGGATGAACTGGGCATAACGCTGAAGCTGCCAGTCAGTCCTG